TCTTGACATTTCATTTAATATAGTAGACGCTTTACCTAAAGAGCCTTCAGCCATTCTAATAAGACCATCAAATCTAGATAGTTCTCCTTTAGTAAACGTTGATGAACCAGATGTATCTGTATATCCAGCACTTGCTAAAAATACGGCTGATGAACCTGATCTACCTGATATTGTACCGAAACCTGCACCTAAACTTTTCATATCTTTACCTGTGTAACTTGTATGAAATACAATTCCCATTCTTGCTCTTCTAATTTTTTTACCTAGAGTAGAGTTTACTGGTGTTGCATATGTAATTGTGTTTGGTGTGAAAGTTATCATGGCTTCGCCATCTATATTTTGTATTTTAGTATCATTTGTAAAGAGTAAATCTCCTTGGTAGATACCTGTAATTCTTAATTTTTTTAATTCTCTCAAACAAACGTTTAGTTTATCTGCAACAGGTCCACTATGATTACTTCTAATATCGCCTGGTGTATAATTGATTTTTGGAGTTGCGTTGAATACAGATTTAGTACCAACAAAGAATTTACCGTTTTCTGGATTGACACCACACACAATAGCAGGCGCACCATCCCATTTGACAGACATATTTACTTTGGCACCAGATGACCCTACCAACATGTTTCTAATTGATTTTAGAAACTTTATAGCATTATCGCCACCTCTTGAACCTCTATTAATTATATCGTCTTCTAGATGTTCTAAATGTGTATTCTTTTCTTTAGTTATGAAACCTTTAAAATTAAACATTTTTCTCTCATTTTATCCATAAATTAATTCACTTTCTCATTCAATATATCAAGTACTTATATTTATACTAATATAACTTGCCAAATGGACCAAATTGTTGACCTCTTTTCTCTGCTAAAAATACCATATCTGTCAACATTCTGTCTCTTTTTGCTGGTGGTATAGAGTATATACAGTATAAAAAGTCTAGTTCCATTAGTTTAGTATGTGCTACACCATTTTTTAGGTCAACACTATTGTATGATTTTAACATACTATCAATGAATTTGCTGTCTGAAATACCCGTATCAGTCTTTCTATTTACTAAATTAAATCGTTTTTGGTATACCGATTTTACCTTATCAAATTCACCTAATGTTTTAGGATATAGGTTATGATTGTTTACAAAGAACAAACTTTTATTATCTCCTATACCATATTCTTTTAATAGTTTTGCTAATAAATCTACAGGTACTTTACCTATACGAGCTGCGCCAGCACCTTTAAATTTACCATCAAATTTTAAATTCTGATTAAAACCTTTTCCGTTTTGTCTTATCTGAAATTCGCATACATCATTAGAAGATTTAATATCTATTCTCATATCAGCAGACATTAAAGTTTTATCTGACTTGTTACCCATTTTCATAACTGATCTATCTAACTTCATTACAAACTTTGCGTCTTTCATCAATGCATTTTTAGTATTGACTTCTTCATATCTTGCAACCTTGCCTGATACTTTCTTTAATGATATGCCTGCTAACTTATGTTTTGAATATAATATTTTCATTACATCATTTAGTTTAGATATAGATACAGACTTTCCTTCCATTGCCTTATTAATAGTTTGTTTTACATTATTTTCGTTTGATATTAACCATATGTCGGCAGGATTCCAACTATCTTTTTTAGATATTTTAAACTTATCTCTTATTAAGTTAGAAATATAATCCATAAAACCACCGTCTCTGTTATATTCTGTAAATGTTTTACCTCTAAAAACTTCTAATATTTTTTTCTGTTGTGCAAAGAAATTATTTAACCATTCATCTTCCATTACGTCTGGATATATGGCCACTAAATCTTTATACTTCGGGTCTTTAGATATATCTTCAGGACATGTATATCTAATTTTATCTTTTAATGCTCTTCTTATAATCCATAATGAGGCATTTTCTTGTTTTGCTGTGACTTGTGCGTCTAATTGTTTTACTGACTTCTTACCTGTTTCTATAAATCTTATTTTGTATTCTTTTAATACAAAGTCAGCAGATTTTTTAGCACCATTCTTAACTACTGCCTGATACTTTTTATCTATAGTAGGTAATACTCTTTTTAGATTGTCTGGCGACATCTTTATAATGTATGTTTTTGATTTAGTTACTGGAGAATCATCACCATAATAGGCGCCCTCTACCATTAACTTTAATAGAGAAGTAAACTCACTCTTTAAGTTTGAGGGTACGTGTTGTAATAACTTTGATACTGTTGCTATATTGTATGCCATAACTTTCTTATACCATATTTATAAGAAAGAGGCAAGTAAATTATATGTTGTTGCACCATAGAAATTTAGGAATACCACCGTTCATCTCCCAAACTCTATTTTTATTCTGAAATTTTACTAATTTATCTGCGTCTTCCTCAAAGAAATATGTTCCTATTATATTATTTGTAGGTTTTTCTTTTACTTGCCAAATAATCTTACGACCTCTCTTAACCATCTTTTTAGAATAGTGTAGTTTATCGTAGTCTTTATCAGCCTTTGGTCTTCTATCAGATTTACTAAATCTTACTTTTTGTGTCTTAGCCATTATACTTTAAAATCTGAAAACTTATCATAAGGATTTACTTCCTTTTTCGTTTCAGTTCCTTTATCTACTATATTTTGTGCGTTGTTTTCTACATCATATAATTTCATTTTTGATCTATCTACACCTAGAATAAATGATCTATGAAAAGAAGGATCATTATATCTATTCTTTAACTGTTTTACTTTCATCTGGCCTAGTTGTTCTAGTTCTTCATTTGACATCAAGGCAAACATAAAGTCAGCAGTTGCCGGAAGACCAAATGATTCAGACGTATCTTCTAAACCAATATCTGTAGAAACAAAACCAGTTCTAGTTGTTTGTGTAGCACTGAATATAGGTAGATCAAACTCTACTGCTAGACCTCTTAATTCTTCAGCGATGGCTTTAATATAAAAGTAAGATGATATATTACCACCTTTAAATCTACTTGATGAACATATGTTTAAATAATCAATAAACACCACTTGTGGTTTAAAAGATTTCTTTAATGCAAGTTCATTTAACAATGCTCTAAAGTGACCACTATGAGCAGAAGCTGTTGGATATTCTTTGATAATTAATTGACCTTTAGTTTTATCTTGTACTTTTTTTAGTCTATCATTATATACATCTTTAGGTAAGGCATGTAAATCGTCCATAGTTACATCTAATAAGTTAGCGTCTATTCTTTCTGCAATTCTTTCCTCTGCCATTTCTAAAGTTATGTACAATACATTTTGGCCTTGTGCAAGAAAACTAGCAGCTACGTGACACATAAACAAAGATTTACCAACACCTGTACCTGCAAGAGCAATGTTTAATGTTTTACTTGGTACACCACCTTTGGTAATCTTGTTGAAATAACTTAAATCAAATTGAAACTTTTTCTCTTTAGTGTGATACCATTTATATCTTTCATCACTATCATTTAAATAATCGTGACCAATATGATTGTCAAATGATACTGCTAAGGCGTCAGCCAATATACTTGGTATTGCCTCTGGCGATCTTTCTTTATCTTTCTTATCTAGTATTTTAATACCCTCTAGTACTGCGTTATGTACTGCTCTGTCTTTACAAAACTTTTCTGTAGTATCTACTAACCAATTTTGATCAACATCTTCAGGATTTAATACTTCTAATAAATCTTTTACTGATCTAACTTCTTCATCGTTAAGGTCTTTTCTGTTACCCATTTCAACGAGTACAGTTTCTTTAGTAGGAAGATTATTATATTTTGCAATGAATTTATATATTTCTGCAAATAAGATATGTTCTTCTCTTTTAGAAAAATATATATCTTTTAAGAAAGGTATTGACTTTCTCATGTACGGCTCATTGTACATTAAGTTTCTTAATATTGTTTGTTCTATTCTTTCGTTATTCACCAAACTCTACCTTTCCATCATTTAATTGTTGTTCCATTACTTCTATTAATATGTCACCAATAAAATCTATAAATTCTTGGTTGTCTATATCTTTTGATTCTGGATTAGATAGTATATCATAATCAAACTTCATTGGCAAGGTACCATCTGCCTTTTCTTCTTTGGCAAACCTAACCTTACCGTATTTGTAGATTACGTTACTGTATTTTGGATCAAGTAATTTTATGGCCGTGTAATCTGCACCTGTCTTTTGTGCAAAAACATACCTTTTATTCTTCGTCTGATCCGTATTTGAATTTTTTGTTGGCGTATTCATCTATTTGTTGTAATATCTCCTTTGTAAAATACTTTTCTGGATCGTCATTGATAGATTTACCAAACACTTTACCTTGTGGTGTTTCAAACCTTGTTGATACTTTCTTAAAGATACCAGCTGCTTCAGCCATATCCAAAAGACCATAATGTTTATCAAGTCCGTGTTTGTAGGTTAATTTAACGTCTATCATGGCGTTTTCTTTTGTTAATCTAGATTTGTAATTTTTACAATGTATAATATTACCAACTACTTCGGTACCGTCTTTTTCTTTACGTTTACTTAAATAGATGATTGATGAGGCAGCGTATTTTAATCCTGAACCACCTCCCATTTCTTTTTGAGGGAACATTGAACCAATAACATCATACGTATGATTGGTCATAATCATAGGTATATTTGCTTTACCTAGTTTCAATGTCAAAACTCTAAATGTTGACTTGACTATTTGTGATCTAGTCATGTCTCTTGTTTCTTTACCAGCAGCCGTGTCTTCCATTTCTTTTGTAGTAGATAACATACCTAAACTATCTAATACAAACATCATAGGTTTTCTTTTCGCCTCTGGTTGTTCTAAATATTTGTCTATAATTTTTATTGATTGATTTCTAAATTCTTGTACTGTAGCAACTGGTACTACAACCATTCTTTTACCATCAACACCACGACTTTCAATCATGTCTTTTGATACGGCACTTTCTGATTCAAAATAGATAACACCTGCGTCTTTGTCTTTATCTAAAAATGCTTTTACAATACCTAATGCAAAGAAAGTTTTACCTGTAGCAGCCTCACCTGCTATAGCAGTAATCTTATTTGCTGGCATACCACCGTATATTGATCCTGATAATAGGGCGTTAAATGAATACGAACCTGTGTCTACAAAACTTGTAACATCACTATCCATACCATCGCTTACTAAGCCTGCATACTCATTACCACTTTCTTTAATTATATCTTTTAAAAAATCACTCATATTGTCTCCTTAATTATCACTTACTATAACATATCCGTTCAATCTTGTCAAGCTTGTATTGTTTTTACTGCTTTAAATTTAATCTTTATAGGTTTAGGCTCACCCTCGTTCCATAACCTATATTTTTTGTCTTGTGGTACCCAATCTTTAGGTGGTTTTTCAAATTCAGATTGGTCAATCTTATTCCATAATGTATCTCTTAACTCGTCACCAGATTTACCATTTGTAAATGCAAAGTTTGATTCTACGTTAGAACAAACCTCACATAGTTTCTCCCAATTGTACTCTCTTGTACGTTGAAAGTCCCAATATTCTTTTAAGTCTTTGTATGATTCCTCTGAAATAGCCATTATCTTATTATATCTATTTTTGCGTCTGGTGTCCATACCTCTAACTCACTCCTTAATCTATCTTCTTGTTTCAGTTTGTTATAACGAGACTCAGCCTTTTTCTTCCACCAATCTATTATATTATTTAGGTTAAATTTATCCCAATTCTCACCTTTAATAATCTCTGTCTTGTTATCTTTTACTATATCTAGATAGTTCTTAATACCATAGTCACTAACATAATATCTTTTTCTTTCAGTTAGTTTCTTAGCATTACTTATAGTTGTATTAAATCTTTCTAAATTACTTTTGTCTAAACTTCTTTTTACTAAACCAATAATGGCTGTAGTTAGTTTTAACTTTCTACTAGAGGCGTCATCTTTAATAAGTTTACCTACATTGTTTTCAACAAACGTTGCAAGGTCATGGAAAGGTTTACCATGTATCAAAGGTATAAAATCACTATCAGTTAAACCTTTATATCTTAAATATGGTTTCATACCATCATATTGACTAGATGATTTACTATTACCATATAAACTTGTAGTCTCAAACAATGATAAATTCATACCATATTTTGCATTTAATTTTTCTCTTATTGTGTGACTACAACATATGGCAGCCAATAGTTTACCACCTAGATAATTAAAACCAAAAGGTTGAGTTGGTACTATTACAAATCCCATAATAGAAGTCTTATTAAAACTTACTAATTCTGGTACATGAGTTAACAAATCGTTTCTTGGTTTCATGTTTATAACAGGAGAACCACATCTTATAAAACCTACCCACTGACCACTATTCTTTTCTCTTACTGCAATCTTTAAATTTTTACCAGGTACACTTGACATATTAGTATGAGAAGAAGTCATGTTTAATAATGTATCATATGTTTCATTATCTGGCTCTAGTATTTCAAAGTCCATATCTTTAGGCGACATATCAAAATTAGAAAATATACTACCCTCTAGACCCATACCAGGCAAAGCAGATGGTACATTTACTATTTGAGATAACTTTTGATCTCTCATATATTCATCTATACGATTAAACTTTTCAAAGTAATCATTGAATATATTGGCACAATGTAAGGCCTGATCATTTGTTAATGTTTTCATCTTCATATTATATCACGTTCAACTAAATTTGTCAACCTGGTTTCCCCATACATCCCAACCAGGCATAGAAGTTCTAGCAAATAGTTCTATACGTGGTAAATCACCACATAGTTTTACTATATCGTCTCTGATTCTATCTGGTTTTCTACTATGTTCTCTACGTTCACTCACAACTAATCTATCTACATTACCACCAACTCTTTTTGGTTTACCTTTTGTTGCAAGTATACATGTCTCGGTGTTGGCCCTAGTCCAGTATCCTGGACCTTTGAAAAAGTAATTGTTTATTCTATTCTTATTCGTCTTCGCCCACGTGAAACCTACTGTCTTATACTCAAAGCCCCACTTCTCTACCAATGGTATTTGTTTGTGTAGTAAAGGATCGGTACACCACATAAACAATACACAATCTTTGTCTGCTAGGTCACCTATCGGTAAATTTTCTATATCTTTCATTGTCATAGTAGGATAATGATTGGCAGGATTAGTTTGTGCCTTATCATTATTATAGTTTTGAAAATGCCATGGAGGATCAGCGTAGATTATATTATATTTTTTTGTTGAGATCATATTCAAAATTTTGAGTATCTTCACTTACTTTAATTTGTTTTGCACCATTCTTAATATGAAAGTGTGTTGCCATTGGTGTTAATGGCGATAAGGTTACCACTCTTTTAAAATGATTTTGTTTTGCATACTCAGCTAACTTATTAATTATCTCTTTACCTGCACCTCTTTTACGAGACCATAC